CACAAAGTAAGGTTTACTTGGAACTCCTCTGGTTGAAGGATACGCTCTGTTAGTGTGATAACATCGTCAGAAGATGAGAAATCACAAGTAGCATTAGCCACTACAGAATCCAAAGCCATCTTCTTGATGACCTCTTTGTATTTTACATTTGGTTTAACAGTAATACCACCGTTAGCGATAGTATTTCCAGACAAAAGAGCAGCTGCGATATATTCACCTGCAAACTCTCCTGCATAAGTTGTTGTAATTGAAGTTACACTTCCACTTGTTGCCATTTTTTTATTTGTTTAAATTAATTACTTATTTGAAATTTTTGATAATACTCTATCAAAGGTTGTTACTGTGCGATTTTGAGAAAACAAAACTTTTTTCTTTTCGCTTTTTACTTCAGGTGTGTGTTTGAAGGCTTTAGAAAGTTTTTCTTCTACTACTTCTTCTTCGGCTTTAACCTCTACTTCCTCTACAGAAAGTTTTGCTTCTAATTCACTTACCTTGTTTTGTAGTTCCTCAATTAAAGGATTAACACTTGAAAGGATAGCCTCTACAAGTTCGCTTTTTTGTTCGTCAGAAAAATGTGTTTCAACGACAGTACTTTCTACCACTTTCTTTGGTTCTTTTACTTCGCTCATTTCTTCTTCAACAGTAGCTTCTTCTTCTACCACTACTTCTTCTTCCTCTGCTTCGTCAGCAGCTTTAATTGCAGCGATAACGCCTTCTTCTTCTACTACAAGCATTGAACCATCTTCCATTTGATACTCTCCGATAGGCATAGGAATACGCTCATCTTCAGTAACGATAAATACTGGCTGTCCTTCTGCAAATTCATCAGCAGAAATAACAGTGCCATTATCTAACTTGCGGTCTTCAAGTTCAACACGAGTATTAAGAAGCGTTTGAATGCGCTTCAGCATTTCGGTTGTTTTCATAAAATAGTTATTTAATAATTAAACGATTGATAAAATAATTTTGCATTTTTAAAAGTATCTTTGTGTTCTTTGGATAAAAAAGATAATATCCCAAACATTTGCAGTACCACCATCTGCGGTTATTTTTATAGTAGCACCATTAGCTACAAAATCAGCATCTGCATAAAACTGAAAAACTTCGTGAAAGTTCTGTTCTGTGTTATTGCCTTTATAAAATTTTAAAGACTTATTGATTCTTTCGTACCCTGTTGTTCCTCCGTTTACTAATTGAAAGTCTAAATGGGTATTGTTAGTATTTGAAGCACTTGCCTTAAATACAATAGTAACCATATAAGTATCATTTTCACTTTCTGCGGTTATCTTTTGCGTAACTGCGTTAAAGAAATCATATCCTTCAGGACTTCTTGTAATTGTATTAGCGTTGTTAGGTAAAGTAACTTGAACACCATCTACTAAAGAAAGTTTATTAGAAGAAGTGTACTCGCTATCGTCATATCTTGCCCAACCTAATTGCGAATGTTCTGATAATTGTTTAGCAGTAGCTTTTTTAGTTACGCTATTATTTACAATAGGCACGACATCACCAGAAGCTAATGTGGTTACTGAAATTAAATTACTTATTTTTAAATCTGCCATTTTATATATTTTTAACAGTTATCTAATTCTGTCAATAGTTCAATAGTTTCGTCTTGGTTCTCAAAGTTATCTGCTCTGCCTATTAAAGCAGAAACATAAGAAATCACCGAAGTGATACTAATCAATAACCCATCTCCATTTTCTTGAAGAATCTTAAAACCATCTTCCTGTAATAAATAGTCTTTATCTTGGACTACCGATACTCTTGTAATGCCTATACCTTGCGCCCATAAACTACCATCACAGCAATCAATAGAATAAGTATTGGTATCTTTACAATAACAAGCCTTACGCATTATCTATTTCTTTAAGTTTGCTTATTGCCCAATTAATTCCTGCACTTCCTCCCCAAGCATCCCACATAAGACCTCCACATCCTTCAGAATAAGGAACATCTTTATTTTGTTGATGTCTTTTAAAACTTGCCATTCTTGCAATCGTATCTCTTGAAATAGGCTCACCCTTTGCTAACTGATTGGCTCTTTGTTTTCCTGTTGCCTCACCACAAGAACCCCATCCATTCTTTTCAGCCCATTCTAACGCTCTTTTAGCGTTGTTCTTTGCAGCTTGGGGGTAATCTGTATAAGATTCAAGTTCGTACTTTAAAAGGGCTTGTTTTATCTCTAATAGTTTAAGTCCTGCTTCTATTTCTTTTTTAATTTCTTCTTCTCTTTCTTTTTCAGCAAAGAATCCCTCAATACTAAATCCTTTAACAACGCCAGTCTTTACATAGTCGTTCCATACTTCTTCGTTATCTACCTTAACGCTTCCCATCCAAGTACCAACTGGTACATCCATTCCATATAAAGCAGACTTGTCTTTTTCTTTATCTTCTACTATCCAACTTTCAACTAAAGTAAGTCCATCTATTTTGTATAAATGCTCAAAGGTTGAATTGTGTTGGTTTCCTTTTTGTAGGAATAATTCAGAAGCCTTACGAATAGTCTTTTTAGTAAAGTAGATATAGTACTCATCGTTTTTGTCTTTACGATAAATAGCCTTATTAGGAATAAGTAACGCACCCATTAAGATACGCTTCTCATTGTCTACTTCTTGAAACTTGTATTCCTTCTTTTGATTTAAAGCAATAAAGTTTTCTTCAATAGCAGGATGTTCTACAATCGAAATAGCATCGATGCCATTTTCTTGTTCTTCGTCTATTATTAATTCTATAATGCGCATATCTATAAAACGATTAAGTTTGTGTTTTTGTGTTTTAAGGTTTGGTACAAACCAAATTATCCAAGTGTAGCACTTTCTACGATATTCCTATCTAAACTTTGTGCAGTACTTACTTCATTACTTACCACATAAGCCTTAACTGGTTTCTGTGATTGGTCTGCTAATAACCCTGCCAACTGATTCTGTGCGCCACCTCCGATAATATTAAATTGCGGTGCTTGAGAAGTAGCGGCAGTAATTGTACTTGCTGAAGGCGTGGCTGCACTTGAAGCCCCTCTTTCTTTTGGAACTTTAACCGACTTAATTGCTTGGATTTGTTTTAAACCAGACGCAACAGCAACCGCAGCAGCAGCAGCACCTAACGCTGGACCAACAATAGGAATAGGTGCTAATGAAGCATAACTTGATTGAGCAGATTGATAAGTGCTTATTAAAGTAGATGCAATAGCAGCAGCTTTACCTGCCCCTGTTTGTTCTCCTACAAGTGATGCGAAGTTGGAAAGTGCGTTACCTACTGCATTTAAGTTTTGTAATCTTGCTTCGGCTGCCTTCTTATCTATTTCTGTTTGTTTGTCCGCAGATTCTTTTTTAATTCTTAATTCTTCATTATCATAGAATTTATTTACTTCTGCGATAGCCATTCTTTTCTGCGCCTCTAATGCACCAGATTCTTCAATTTCAGCTATAATTCTTTCACGCTCATTTTGTGAACGAATTAAATTAGCTGCCTCACTATCACCTAAATTCTTCTCAAAAAATTGCCTTCTTAATGCCCCTATTTTTTCTTCACCTTGTAAACGAAGATTATATTCTTCTTCAATCTCTTTTTGAATTAAAGCTATTCTTTTGGCGGCATATTCTTGTTCAAGCTGTAATTGTGTTTCTTTTTCCTCTCTACTTTTTTTAATTTCTTCAGCTTCTTTATCTCTTTTTGATTTTCTTAATGCAGCAAGTTTCGCCTCAAACTCAAGTTGCTTTGTTTCTGATTCTCTTATTGATGCGTTTAATTCTTCTAATTTTTCTCTTTGTTCTTCTGTACCTACAGCGGCTTCGGCTTGTGCCTTTGCCATTCTTTCGGTTAATCCTAAAGCACGATATAGAGATATTTCAGCATCTTCCAAGAAAGTTGTTTTTCTTACTTCTGCTTGTTCTGCTTCTAATTGTTTTTTAAGATTTTCAGTAAGTAATCTGTTTTCTTCTTGGCGCAATAAAATTGATTCTTCAATTTGTTTGTTTATAGCACCAGTACTTTGACCATTAGCCTCTAATATTTGTTTTTGTAATTCTAATTGAGATATTTGATGGTCTATTTCTGTTAAATTCTTTTTGTTTAAATCTATGCTTAATTTAAGAGCATCATTACTTCCTTTAATAAAGCCTACAATATCATCCCAATACGCTACAATAGTACCTAAAGCCACAACTATAGCACCAACACCTGTCGCTAATAAAGCAGTTTTTGTTCCCTTTAAACTTAAATTAAATAGTTTAGTAGCCTCAAAAGCATCTCTTATTCTTGAAGCTAATCCTCCAGTTAAGGCATCTAAAATAGCTATCGCACCACCATTAGCAGCTACATCTTCAAAAGAACTTGCTACTTTTTGGCTTGAATGACTTACACCATCTAAAGAAGATTTAGTTTGTTGTTGCTGAAGATTTAATTCTTTTAAAGCTAATCTTTGGTCTTTAATAGAATCTTTTAAATGGTCTGCTTCTTGTCTTAATTGAGTTTGTGCAGCAAGATTTGTTTTAGAAGTGTTCTTTTGAGCAGCTTCTACTTTATATAATTCTTTTTCTAATTCAATAAGAATTTGTTTTTGTTCGTCAATAGTGCTATTGAGAACTTCTAAATTCCTTACGGCATCTGCGGTTTTTGCTTCTACCGTTAATATTACTTCTTGCGCCATTCTTTCTTAATTGTAGTTAGTGCTTCTTTTAGTGTTTCGTCTAACTTGTACTTACCTTTTGCGATGTCTATATATTCACCGCTTATATCGTACTGAAGTCCGTCTAATATTGCTTTTAACATCTGTCTAATTCGGTTAATAGGTTAAAGCTTTCGCATTCGTTTTCGTA